TCAGCTCACCTCGCTGTAAATCCCCACCACGCGGCCCACCGTTTTGATGTCGTCTATACCGCACTCAAACGGAACCTTGCCGCCCGCCACGTGGAGCTTTTTACCCGGCAGCAGCGTTAAGTCGCGGATGCTGGCGGTGCCTTCAATCTCAACCAGCCACAGGCCGTCGGTCAACGATGCGTCTTTTTCAATAAAGTGCAGCTTCCCCTCCGCCCGGACGGCGATGCCGCGCGCCAGCGGTTTGCTAAAGAAAGCAGAATCGATACTCAAAATGGTATTTTCTTCCAGCTTTCCATCACCGAGTGTGAATGTAGAAACCGAAACCGGATCGCCTGGCGCAGGATGGCCTTCAAACTGCGCACCTTGCCCGGTCATCAGCCAGCGAAGGCTCGCGCCGGTGTCCAGCGCGCACTGAACCGCAAAGTCGTAAGAGATGGTACCGCGCGCGTAGCGGTTCTGAAGCGAGCTGGCGGCGATATTGAAGTGCCGGGCCAGCTGGATTTTCTGCGTGAAACCATATACCTGACAGATTCTATCGAGTAACTCTTCATTATTCACTTGAGAATCTAAAATCAAAATATATTCCTTTGGGTGTTTACTAATGCTCAATTGGGTATTAGTATCATTACAAATTCGGGCAATCAGCGGCAGACGTTGGTAAACAGAGGCTAATGATTGCAGACCTTATCAAAATGGGAATCATGCAGCATGGCTTCTGAAATCGCAATCCTCAAACGGTGGAAAAAGCCGTGCTGTGCCCGTTTTCAGCACATTAGCGTGCGTGAATTTATGCGAGGGGAGATATGGCGATAGAAGCTGCCCGTGCAAGGGTTCCACTTAGCGTGGGAGCGCGTCTTAACGGGCTTAACCACGTCGCTGAGCTGCGCGCCCGATACGGGAGCGATAGCGGAAAAGAGCTGGCGCGGTTTATGGCCGAGCTGCGCGATAGGCGCGACCCCTGCTTTGAGGAGAACAGCAGGGCGCTGGCCGCCCTCTTTTTCCTGGCGAGATTGCCCGTCGCCCGTCATGAGTGCGATATCAGCGAGCTGACGACCGAAGAGAAACGGGCGCTGATTAACGCCATGAACCATTTTCGTGCTGTTGTGAGTTTATTTCCTGAACGGCTGACCATGCCGATATAACCCAACCAAAAACCTAATGGCGTAAACCCGCCGGGCACCCTATTGCCTGAAATTATGGAGAACGCGTGATGCGAAACAGTGAAAACCGCCCTTATCCGATTGGAAGTGAAGAACTGAAGCGCCTGCTGATGGAGGCTAAAACGGAGGAACGATGCGCGCGAGCTCTCGCTGTCTCCCTGCGCCTGGAGGCGCTGGCGAGCCATATCTATAAAACCGGCATGAGGGGAGAAGACGTTGCCGAACTGCTGTGCCACGAGGCGGCCCGCTACGAGCGTGAATCACAGGAGCTGCACTGATGGCCGATTTTATCGATCTTGCGCAGGCGCGCGAGCAGGAGGACAGAGAGCGGTACATTAATCGCGCCCGCAGACGACCCGCATCGCCTTCGCGTTTCCTCTGCGAGGATTGCGAGGCGCCGATACCGGAGGCGCGCCGCATGGCGGTGCCCGGCGTGGCCCTGTGCGTAACCTGCCAGGAGATCGCGGAGATGAAAAATAAACACGTCCGGGGAGGATAAGTTGGCTACGTCATTTGCTTATCCGTGGAATGCCCCGCGGTCGGCCATAGGCAGCCCTTATCTCACCCATGACCAACAGCAGCGCCGCGATCGCCTTTTCGCGGCGCTGCTGCAGGCAAGAAATGCTCTCGCACAGCAGCCCGACTGCGTACGCTTCGAGGTCTGGCGCACGGTTGACGCCCTCGAACAGCATCGGGGCAGCCCGCAGGCCAACGCCTTTTTGATCCGCTTCTGCAAAAGGATGTTACCCCGCCTGCGGCGGGTCTCTGAACGCTATGCCTGCACAGGCCTGCACGACGAGGTCTCCAGGGCCGTGTTTGACGGTCATTTCGACACTCAGCTTCTGCAATACCTCGCCTCGCGGATGGTCGAACTGGTTGCCCGCTATAACCGCCTTCCGGATATGTCCCGCGCGGACGTCGACCTGCTGGCCGCAGATATCGCCAGCTTTATTCGCGGCGAGTTGGCGAATATTAAGGATGCTGAAATGGGTGAATACCAGACGCTGTACGTCTGGTATCAGCGCGCCGGACTGATCGCCCGACAGTTCAACGTGTCGCCACCGCACTGGGAGCGGGTGTCGAAGACGTTTTTCGACAAAGATGACGTTGCCGCGGCGGTGATCCGCATGTTTTCCGAGGCGTGGTGGCGCGGGCGGCTGCGTCGGATCGCGGCTGCCTGGCGCGAGCATTTGCAGATTGCCCTCGGCAACGTCAGCAAAAAGAGAACGGCGTATGCGAGCAAACGCTGCGTGACCGAGTGGCGCGAGCAGAAGCGCCGCACCCGCGAATTTCTCAAGGGCATGGAGTTGGAAGATGAAGAGGGCAACCGCATCAGCCTGATTGAAAAATACGATACCTCGGTGGCTAACCCGGCGATACGCCGCTGTGAACTGATGACCCGCATCCGCGGGTTTGAAAATATCTGTGAGGCGCTGGGCTATGTGGGTGAGTTCTATACTTTAACCGCGCCCGCGCAGTATCACGCGACGCTGAAATCAGGTTACCCCAATGCGAAGTGGAACGGGGCCAGTCCGGCGGATACGCAAGGCTACTTAACCCGTCTATGGGCGCGTATCCGCGCAAAGCTCCACCGTGACGGGCACCGAATCTTCGGTATCCGCGTTGCGGAACCCCATCACGACGGTACGCCCCACTGGCACATGCTGATGTTTATGCTGCCGGAAGATGTCGAATGCGTTCGCCAGATTATCGGGGATTACGCCAGGCAGGAGGATGCCGTTGAGCTGCAGAGCGAAAGCGCCAGACAGGCGCGCTTTCACGCGGAAGCGATCGATCCGCAGAAAGGCAGCGCTACCGGCTATATTGCCAAATACATCTCAAAGAATATCGACGGCTATGCGCTCGATGGAGAGACCGATAGCGAAAGCGGCGGATTGCTGAAAGAGACGGCGTCCGCCGTGTCGGCCTGGGCAGGGCGCTGGCACATTCGCCAGTTTCAGTTTATCGGCGGCGCGCCGGTAACGGTCTACCGCGAGCTGCGGCGTCTGGCGGATCCCGAGGCCGCGCGCGGTCTGAGCGTTGAGTTTGCCGCCGTCCATGAGGCTGCCGATGCCGGGGACTGGGCGGGTTACGTCACCGCGCAGGGCGGGCCGTTTGTACGTCGTGATGATTTACAGGTGCGCACCCTGTATGAGCCGCGCGCCGGGTTTAACCAGTACGGCGAGGAAACGGTCCGCATCCTCGGGGTGTACGATCCTGCCGTTGGCGCGGGCAGCCCGATTTTTACCCGACTCACGCAGTGGAAAATTGTGCCGAAGCGGGCCGCGGATCTTAAGGACGCGCCTGTATCCTCTCGGAGTTCTGTCAATAACTGTACGCAGGCCGATCTTTCTCAACCCCTAAGCCGACGTGCGAGACGGGCGTTAACCGAACGCATCAAATTTATCCGCCCTGGCGCGTCGTCGCCCGTCGTCTTCGCGAGCGACCCGCAGAACGGGGTTCCGGAGAAGGTGATCGATGAGATACGACTCGCCACCGGGATAGCCATCACTCGGGGAGAGGCCCTGCATCTAATGGCGGGAGGCATCAGCCGCTTTAACGATAAATGGTACAGAGGCGCAGCCGACGGATCGCTATTTCCGGCACCGTGCTCTTACCAGCAAAAGGCGCGGAAAATCCTTGAACGTATTGGGTATTTAACGGATCTCTTCGCTCAGAGAGCCCGCTAATCTCCATCCATATCATGTACATACCGTGAAGGGTTCTGATTTTTCGCTTCACTCTTTTTATGAATACGTGCTACTGTATGTTTATACAGTATCTCGTGGTGGAGGTTGTGTGGACAGAGAGTTGAACGAGCAGGTCATGATTGAACGAGTCGAGCTGATTGCGCGACTGACGACAGAAGGAACGTGTCAGGAAAGAGATCGTGAGATTGCCCTGAATTTGATTGCTGAGATTGCGCGGGGAAATTTAATCAAGAACAACGCATTTACCGTTGTTTTCTCAGCGTCGCCTGTTCCGGAACGAATCAAAAAAGAGGGCAACGTTCGGGTGAACATTACTCTCGATAAAGATCAGCAGATTGGCCACGCCGTCGTTGAGGCCTTTCAGTGCGAACTGACCCGCAGAATACGATCCCTGTTTCCGTCATCGCGGGTGAACGTGAAAATCGGATCGGTGACGGGGGTCGAGCTCCAGGGGCTTGAAAAAGAGGCCGATCGCGAAATGCTGGACGCTATTCTCCGGGAAGTCTGGGAAGACGAGAGCTGGCGCTAGCCCCGGCGTCATCACCCGTACCAACACCCTCATTCCTATTTTGCGCTTCCGTTGAACCACGCTTCGCTGCTCGCGGACGATCTGTTGTGCCCGCGATTGTCCATCTGTCAGCGATAGCGAAAAGCCTTCTGGCCCGGGAAACTCTAGGGTACCTGGAAACCGGATGTTGGGAGCGTCTGATGAAAATCTATGCAATGCAGGGGGACACGCTTGATGCCGTTTGCGCCCGCTTTTATGGGCGCACGGCTGGCGTCGTTGAAGCCGTTCTGAAGGCCAATCCTGGCCTCGCGGAGTTAGGCGTTATCTTGCCTCACGGCACGCCGGTAGAGATGCCGGAGGTGAATAGCGCCCCCACAAAAGAATCCGTAAACCTATGGGACTGAGCCTGGAGAAAATCACCACGTTTATCGCCTACTGGCTGGCCGTGGCGCTGGCCTGGTTCGGGGCGATGTCTCCTGAAAAAGTCGCGCTGTACGTGGGGAGTCTTTGCGCCATTTTTACCGCGCTGACGAATTACTGGTTTAAGCGAAAAACCTGGCGCTATCTCCAGTCTCTGGGCCTCGATAAGAAGAGCATTCGTGAACTCAATCATTAAGCGTTGCAGCGTTGCTGGCGTGCTGGCCCTGGCGGTGCTGATGCCTGACTTTCGATTACTGAAAACGTCCCCGGAGGGGCTGGCGTTGATTGCCGATCTCGAAGGATGTCGCCTTTCGCCCTACCGGTGTAGCGCCGGCGTATGGACGTCAGGCATTGGGCACACGGCAAACGTTGTGCCGACGAGGGACATTACCGAGCGTGAGGCCGCGGTAAACCTTGTCGCTGATGTGCTCAACGTTGAGGGGAGTCTGGCGGCGTGTGCGCCGGTAGAGATGCCGCCCCGGGTCTACGACGCGCTGGTGAGTTTTACCTTTAATGTCGGCGCAGGTGCCGCCTGCCGTTCGACGCTGGTGTCGTTTATCAAACGTAAACAGTGGTCGCAGGCATGCGGGCAGCTTACCCGCTGGGTGTACGTCAACGGCGTCAAAAATGCCGGGCTGGAAAATCGTCGCGTCCGCGAGAAGGCCTGGTGCATGAAGGGGCTGCCATGAGAACCCTCATGCTGGCGCTGGCCGGGCTGCTGGCCATCACGCTGTGGCTTCGTCATGACAACCTGAACCTGTCCCGTTCCTTAGCCACGACCAACCGGGTCGCCAGCGAGCAAAAAACGGCCCTCGCCACGCTTAACCAGCGGCTGTCCCTGTCGCAGCGGATGGCCAGAGCAAATGAAAACGCCCAGGTCAGGCTCCGTGAGGAGCTTGTTACTGCGGGCGAGGAGAGGGCAAGACGGGAAGCGACTATCGGGAGATTACTCAATGAAAATGAAGCGTTACGCCGCTGGTATACCGCTCAGCTGCCTGATGCTGTCCGCAGGTTGCACACCCGCACCGCCTGCGCCTCCGCAGCCCATTGTTTACAACGCCTGCCCGAAGGTGAGCCGCTGCCCGATGCCGGGAAGCGAGCCCGCCACTAACGGCGATCTCAGCGCGGATATTCGCAGGCTGGAATACGCCCTTATCGCCTGCGCGCTGCAGGTTGAAACCATCAAAGACTGTCAGGATAAACTCGATGCACAAACTCAAGAGCCTGCGTCAGGCATTAATTGACGCGATCCCCCAACTCAATGCCAACCCGGAGCGCCTGCAGATGTCGGTCGGAGGCGGCAATATTGACACCCGCCTGGCCTCCTCGCTCTCCTTTGAAAAGCGGTATGCGCTGAACGCGAAGGTCAGCGGCTTCACCGGCGACAGCGAGGGATTTTTCGTCCCGGTGCTGGCCTGGCTTCGGGAAAACCAGCCGGATATTTTTACCCTCGATGAAGGACGCAAAAACGGTTACACCTTCGCGATCGTCTTAAACGATGACGATACGATGGATATCACCATCAGCGTGCAATTAACCGAGCGTATTCTTGTTTCCCAGGATCAGGGCGCTCTGCACGCGACGTATTCCCCCGAGCCGCCGCTGCCGGAGCCCGTCACGCGGCCGAAGGCGCTGTACGTCAACGGCGAGCTGGTCAGCCAGTGGGAGGGCTAAGTTCCCTGCGCTGAAGGCCGCCATTCGCCTGCTGACTGGACCGCTTGTTGTATCATCCCGCAGAAAACCCCGTCTCGTTGCTGCCGTTCCTCCTGAACGGCATTCTCTTCTCATGAATACATTAACTTCCATGAACGGTATCGCTCGCGCGATCCGCAATCTGATTCGTATCGGTGTTGTGACCGATGTTGACCTCAACAGAGGGCTTTGTCGTGTCCAGACCGGCGGGATGAAAACCACCTGGCTGAACTGGCTAACCTGTCGTGCGGGACGTTCGCGCGTCTGGTGGGCTCCTTCCGAGGGAGAGCAGGTGCTGCTGCTGGCCATCGGCGGCGAGCTTGATACCGCCTTTGTGCTGCCCGGCATTTTCTCTGACGACCATCCGGCGCCGTCCGGGTCACCTGACGCGTTCCACGTCTCGTTCCCTGACGGCGCGGTGATCGAGTACGAACCCGGGCGCGGGGCGCTGACGGTTGCTGGCATTAAAACGGCCGATATTACCGCCTCTGAATCGCTGACCGCCACCGTGCCGGAGGTGCGGGTGACGTCAACATCCCGCATCACACTGGATACGCCTGAAGTGGTGTGTACCAACAGGTTAATTACTGCCTCTCTTGAAGTGCAGAAGGGCGGCGTGATGGCCGGAAATATTGAGCATTCCGGCGGTAAATTCACCTCCAACGGGGTGCAGGTGGACAACCACGCGCACGGCAGTGTGCAAAGCGGCGGAAGCTGGACTAAGGGGACACAATGACGGTGCGTTACAGGGGGATGAACAGGCAGACCGGGCTGAGCATTTCAGAGGCTGAACACATCCGGCAAAGCGTGCGCGACATTCTGGTTACGCCGATCGGTTCGCGGGTCATGCGCCGGGAATACGGCTCGCTGCTGGCGGCGATGATCGACAGGCCGCAGAGTCCGGCGCTGCGTCTGCAAATCATGGCCGCATGCTATTCCGCCATCCAGAAATGGGAGCCGCGGATAAGCCTGACGGCCATCACTTTCGAGCGTTCGGAGAACGACGGGACGTTGTATGTCGATATCACCGGCACGCGCCCGACCTCCGGACAATCCTTTTCTATCACCATTTCACTGAGTTAAACGCTATGGCTATTGTTGATCTGAGCCAGCTCGCCGCGCCTGATGTCGTGGAGGAGGTGGATTATGAAACGCTGTTGGCAGAACGAAAGGCCACTTTTGTCTCCCTCTATCCGGAAGAGGAGCGAGAGGCGATTGCACGGACGCTGACCCTGGAATCCGAGCCGATTGTGAAGCTGCTGCAGGAGAACGCCTACCGGGAAGTTATCTGGCGCCAGCGGGTTAATGAGGCTGCGCTGGCTGTGACGCTTGCCTATTCTGCTGGTCACGACCTTGATGTTATTGCGGGAAACAATAATACCGAACGCCTGACCATCACTCCGGGAGATGACACTACCATTCCGCCAACGGCTGCCGTCATGGAGTCTGACGCTGATCTGCGACTGCGCGCGCAGCAGGCATTTGAGGGATTGAGCGTCGCGGGGCCGGTTGGAGCCTATGAATATCATGGTCGAAGTGCCGACGGACGGGTCGCTGACGTTTCGGTTGAAAGCCCTCAGCCTGCATACGTGACGATTTCGGTGTTATCCCGTGAGGGTGATGGCACCGCTCGTGCCGAACTACTGGCGGTTGTTGAAAAAGCGCTTAACGCTGAAACCGTCCGCCCGGTTGGCGATCGTGTGACTGTCCAGTCAGCAGAAATTGTACCTTACAAGATAAATGCAACGCTATACGTTTATCCCGGACCAGAGTCTGAACCCATCAGGCAAGCTGCAGAGCAGAAGCTGCAAAATTATATAAGCGCACAGCATCGACTTGGACGCGATATCCGTCTGTCGGCTATTTATGCAGCACTTCACGTTGAAGGTGTGCAGCGCGTTGAACTGGAATCTCCCCACTCTGACATTGTACTGAGTAAGTCGCAGGCATCGAACTGCACCTCGTATCGGATAGCTATCGGGGGGTCGGATGAGTGAAAGGCTATTGCCCGTTGGGTCCTCACCGCTGGAAATCGCCGCTGCCACTGCGCTCTCGAATATTGAGCGTGTGCCGGTCCCGCTACGCACGTTATGGAACCCCAGCGCGTGCCCGGTAAATTTACTTCCCTACCTGGCATGGGCGCTGTCGGTAGATCGTTGGGATGAGGCGTGGCCGGAGAGCACGAAACGCAGCGTCATTATGTCCTCGTTTTTCGTCCATCAGCACAAAGGAACCATCAGCGCATTGCGTCGTGTGGTGGAACCGCTTGGCTTTTTGATTGAGGTGCGCGAGTGGTGGCAGCTCGGTGAGGAGCCAGGCACATTCCGTCTGGTTGTCGGTGTGCTTGATAACGGCATCACTGACGAAATGTATCAGGAGCTTGAGCGCCTAATTGAGGATGCCAAACCAGCAAGTAGACACATGACCGGGCTGGCTATCAGCCTGAGCTCAACGGGAGAGTTTTATGTCGGCGCAGGATGCTATCACGGCGATGCGCTGGCTGTTTACCCCTACACCACAGAGGAACTTATTGTCGGTGGTGATTATTACCCGGCCTCGGCCATCCATTTGATTGATAACCTGAGAGTGAACGCATGACCGCAAAATATTTTGCCATACTGACGAATCAGGGCGCGGCGCGGCTAGCTAACGCGACGGCACTTGGTACGCAACTCAACCTGACGCAAATGGCGGTAGGCGACGCTAACGGAACGTTGCCTACTCCCGATCCGGCGCAGACGAAGCTCGTCAACCAAAAACGCATAGCGCCGCTGAACCTGCTCGCTGTTGACCCAAACAATACCAGCCAGATCATCGCTGAACAGATTATTCCCGAGAATGAGGGCGGTTTCTGGATCCGAGAGATCGGTCTCTATGACGACGACGGCATTCTGATCGCCGTGGCCAATTGCCCGGAGACATACAAGCCTCAGCTGCAGGAAGGCAGCTGCCGCACGCAGACCATCCGCATGATTCTGATTGTGTCGAGCACAGCGTCAATTTCCCTGAAAATTGATCCATCCGTTGTGCTGGCAACGCGCCAGTATGTTGACGATAAAGTTATTGAGGTAAAGGGCTACGCTGATGATCAGATTAAGAAGCATATTGCTGCTGCTAATCCGCATAAACAGTACCCTTTAATCGCCAATGCGTTAAAAGAAATTGCCGATGCAGGGTTGAGTGCTGAGGTTCTCAAAAACCTTGGTTTAGGAGAAGGGTCAGCTTTGCCGGTTGGCGTCCCCGTTCCGTGGCCGTCAGCGACACCACCGACGGGATGGCTTAAATGCAACGGAGCGGCGTTCGCGGCCTCTCAGTATCCCAAGCTGGCACTGGCTTATCCTGCGCTCAGATTACCTGATTTACGCGGGGAGTTTATCCGAGGCTGGGATGACGGGCGAGGAGTGGACTCTGGGCGAGTGTTACTGAGTTTACAGACGGGAATGCTGGAAAAACACCGGCACTATGTAGTTTCAAATACTGATTATGAATCGTCAGATGAGTGGGACATTGGCGTAATTGTTAAGCCAACTTATGTACAGGGCCGGGGGCTTGATGCAGGTTCACCTGGTAATCTTATCGCCGCACCAACATTGCATACACGTGGCCGTATTGGAAATACTGGTGGAAGTGAGACTCGTCCTCGCAGCGTTGCATTTAATTTCATAGTGAGGGCCGCATAATGTCTAAAGCAGAATTAAATCAAGAGCTTATTGCAAAGACTGCCGGTGATGTCACCGTGTTTAACTATGATGGAGGGACGCGCGAATATCTTTCCTCATCCGTTGAAAGTTTACCCGAAGGCGTGGGCATCCCTGCTAACTCTTGTATGGATGCACCCGGCGAAAGCAGAAAGGGTTTTGCTATTTGCCGTAAAGCCGATTTTACCGCCTGGGAATACGTCGCTGATCACCGTGATGAAACGGTGTACAGCACTGAAACAGGCGAACCAGTGATCGTTACTTTGCCTGGCGATTACCCGGTAGGCATTACCACCCTAGCACCTGCCACACCTTACGATACGTGGAACGGTAGCGAGTGGGTGACAGATACGGAAGCACAGCACGCGACGGACGTGGAAGCGGCGGAACAACAGAAAGCAGCACTGCTGTTTGAAGCGCAGGCAACAATCAGTCTTTGGCAGACGGAACTACAGTTAGGCATTATCAGTGATAACGATAAGGCCAGCCTGATGCTCTGGCTGACCTACATAAAGGAATTGCAGGCTGTCGTTGCTGACGCTGCACCAAATATCAAATGGCCTACACCGCCTGTTTAACAGGCCAGCTAACATCAGGAGCCGTCGACACATCGACGGCTTTAACCGCAGCTTTATAAGATATCCACGACGACAGTTTCTTTTTATTTTCTTCACTGATATCGCCTAGCATCAGCTCAACTCGCCAGTCGGAGGTAAGGTCATCTGCATTAACGAGGAGTGCTTGCCGGTGTTGTTCTGCATCAGCAATATCACCTTGATGTTTTGCGGCAGAATCAGTCACCCATTTATCGCCGTCCCATTTATCATACGGTGATGTAGGTACATTTGGCGTTGTCCCTGTGGGATAATCCCCTAGTTCCGTCACTTCAACTCGTTGCATCGTCTCTGTGCTAAAAACGGTTTGGCCTCTGTGGTCGGTGATATATTCCCATGATGAAAGGTTTGCTGTACGGCAAATGGTAAAGCCGGCTTTACCCTCTCCCGGAGCGTCAATGCAGGAATTTGCAGGAATACCGACCCCCACGGCGAGGTACTCAACGGATGAGGACTGAAATTCACGGGACTCACCGTTGTAATTAAAAACGGTGATATCACCGGCGACTGTGGCAATAAGTTCGTTATTTAATTCTGCTTTTACCATTATGCGGCCCTCACGATGTAGTTAAATGCGATGTTGCGCGGACGGGTTTCCGTCGCAGAACGCGCTACAAGGGATGAATCAAAGACAAGATCGACCCCCTGATAATCGGCATTCTGAGCGTTAGTATTTGGGTAAATGTTACTTCCGCGCTTAAAAACTCCGCTGACATTAGACGTGCTGCTATTCACGAAGCCAGTCGCCGCGCCGTTACTTGCTGAACCAGTCATTTTTTGAAGGGCATCAAGCTGCAAAGAAAGCAGCGTTCGACCACTATCAATCCCACGCGCGTCATCCCAGCCACGGATAAACTCTCCGCGTAAATCAGGCAGTCTGAGCTCCGGATAAGCCTGAGCCAATTTAGGGTACTGGGAAGCAGTGAAAGCCGCTCCGTTACATTTAAGCCATCCCGTCGGTGGTGTCGCTGACGGCCACGGAACGGGGACGCCAACCGGCAA